GCTCCCATAACGGGAGCCTCGCGAGACACTTTCTGTCTCGTCCATTTCGGACCTCTAGTTTGGAAGGTACATTTCCTTTTGGCTACCATCAGGTTTTTGCCTGGTGTTAGCGGAAGCTGGGATATCCTGATTCCCGGAGGAGCGGTTTCTCAAAACCGCGACTACGGAGACTCTGGTATTGAACAGCTTCTCGTTAACAACCCGGCAGGAGATCATCATTCACCTAATTCGTTTCTTATGACACGAACTCAGGTGACTGGTGGCTTAGCGACTGGGACTTTTAAATGGTCGCCCAATGAGGGCCGCCGAATAACAAGTCCTTTCCCCTCGGGTCTATATAACTTGACCCGTGTGGATCCGCCAAGCTTTTCCTATCCCGGAGATTTGACGACTAAGCTTTTTGCTCAGGCGAATCCTCTCCGGCCGGAAATTCTCCTTCCTACAGCTCTCTTCGAGCTGAAGGATCTTCCTGGTATGATTCGGGAGCTCGGGCGGTATAACCTATTCAAGAACCGGCGGCCACGCTCGTCTCGAGACGCAAGTCTCGCAGGCAAGATGTGGCTTTCCGGTAACTTTGGATGGGCTCCGCTCGTCTCGGATCTAGGTAAGCTTGTGGGCTTCTCACAATCCCTCGCTAAGAGGCAAAATGAGTTAGCTCGCATACACCAGAAGGGCGGTGCGAGACGTAAGGTCACACTGTACTCCGATGCTGGATCGGAGGTGAGTATCTCTTTTGAGACACCCACCTTCCCGAACTTCGGTCTCGGTACTGCAGTTGGCACGCCAACTACGCGTGTGTGGGGAACTGTTCGGATTAATCCGACTCCCCTTCCTGACGGCTCGCCCGTACGCAGACCGCCGCCACGTGATGTGGCGAGGGCTATCCTTGGATTGAATCCCAGGGATATCACTGCGAATGTATGGGAGGCTCTGCCATGGAGCTGGCTCGTTGATTACTTTTTCAACGTAGGCGGCTTCATACAGGCCCATTCCGCGGGTCAGGAGTACACGTTTTCAAACGCGTGTATCATGATCCACGAGAAGTTGGAATTGATTTCGGCTCCTGTCTTGGGTCCAGTGGATCCGTTTGGCGACCGCATCACTGTGGGCGCTGGACGTATCCTTGCTGAACGCAAGATAAGGAATGTCGTCTTCAATTCTCCACTTCCAAGCTTTCGGATGTCCCCATTATCGGGACATCAACTGTCGATCCTTGGCGCTCTTGCTGTGTCAAGGTGGAAACCCTGACACGGCTCGAATAGCCTAGGAGAAAACGCATGCTTGCCAATACCCTGACCCTGACCATCAATTCGGTCGCAAAGGTTCTTACTCGGATCAATCAGGACAACTACGGCTCGGAATACCGCCTTGTGGCGGCTGCCGAACGTATCGTTCTGAAGATCCGGCATTCGAAGTCTTCTTCGAATGGCGCCCAGTTCGATCAGCACAATGTGCTGGTCGAGTGGACGAAGATCCCTGCTTCACCTGCGACGCCGACGGTTATGACCGTTTCGACGACGCTGCGTGGGCAGTTCGGTACCGACCCAGTCGAGCTGGACTACTTGTCCGACGCGCTGGGGGTCCTGGTCGCAGCTAACGCTGCCTCGATCGTACAGGGCGACAACTAATCTAGTTGCCGCTCTAATACGTCCTGTGAGTATTGTCTCGCAGCCGTAGACGAACAACACGAAAGGTGTGTCCGTGAAAAGCTACGTCACGACGTTTTCTGAACTGTACAATGCCCTTGCAAGGGACATTGTTGTTCAGTACCCAACCATCAAGAGTGAGATGGACCGGGACTTGTCTCGCCTCCGTCGTGCGCTTGCCAACGAGGGGTTGTCGTTTATAACGATTACCCATCTTGACATGTGCTCCTTCTTTCAGAAGGCGCTCGCCGATGAAGCATTAGTCGACTTGCCTACTATGTCCAGGCCGAGAGGCTTTGGACGCAAGTCCTCTTACGATTGCCGCCCCCAATACCTTTGGGGGCTGCTCTCGCTTGTCTTCAACGATGATGGTAAGCTTAGGTCTGACCCGGATGTCACCGCCATTTCATTCGTCCGTCAGTGGTTACTGATGGCGAAGAAACTGGAGGTTGACTGCGATGAGAGCCGCACGGAAGCGACGCTCACCGAATTCCTCTCAATTGAGAGAGGTCTTCCGGATCATCATCCTGACACTTGGGATCTTAATGATCCTTTATGGTCCAGACGCGAGGGTCATCCCCTTTGGGGACGGCATTCTCAGTCTGATCCATTACTACCTGGCCTCGGTCAGAGAGTAGTGGAGGATGTGCTTGACTGGAGTCTATATCGCAAACTTTGCGATAGAATACGCTCCACAATCGGAGTGTTTGACCCCTGGTCAAGTCAGCCTAAGCATGGCCCTGGGGCTGTTGCCGATCCGACCAATCCTTTGAAATATGATTTCAAGTATTGGCCGAAGAAGCTTCAGCAGTTCTTCCCATGGGATTTCTTCGCCTCTCATGACTTCGGGTACACCCAGCGAGAGCTGGGCCTCGAGCCTGAGGAGCGGGAATTCCCTTCCGTTGTCCTGTGTGTTCCAAAGACGCAAAAGGGTCCTCGCATTATTTGCAAGGAACCGATTGCTCATCAATGGATACAAGGTGCTGTCGAACGTTTTCTAGCTGAACGCGTTCACCACAGCTACCTTGGGGACTCTATCAACTTTAAAGACCAGACTCTCTCGCAAGAGATGGCACTTAGTGCCTCTTTTACGGGTGATCTGTCTACCGTCGACTTGTCGGCGGCTAGTGATAGAATCTCCACAAGACTTGTAGAGTATCTATTTGGAGGTGGTAGTGATACCAGTCTCCTAGATGCCCTACACGCGTCACGATCCAGGTACTTCGTCCTTAACGGGTCGATGTACAAGTTTCGCAAATTCGCGCCGATGGGGAGTGCTTGCACATTTCCGGTCCAATCTATCCTCTTCCTCTCCTTCGCCGTGTTCGCAGTTCTTGCGACACGGGGATGGGGGGTTGAGAGATGGAGGGATGTGCTTCCCAGTGTCAGAGTCTTTGGGGATGACATTGTTATTCCCACAGACTCAATACCGGTACTATACGCTGCTTTATCTTCTTGCGGACTGAAAGTCAACGAGAAGAAGTCCTACTCCACAGGTCTCTTTCGAGAGTCCTGCGGGATGGACGCATACGCAGGCTGGGATGTTTCACCAGCCTACGTTAAGCAGTTGTACAGTTCATCGCGCCCGTCATCCTTACAGGGTGTCGTGGATATCTCCAATAACCTTTTTCGTAAAGGTTACTGGCATACCGCGGCAGCCCTGTTAAAGACAGTTCCCACGGCAGAGCAAAAGCTTCTGCCAGTGGTCGGCATTCCTAAAGGACAGAATGTCGATCTGGGCGACAAGGGAGACGGGGCCGTATCACTTAGCTCTTTCTGCGGTGAAGATCGTTCGCACCTTTCTTCAAGGTTCAACGATGATCTTCACAGGATCGAGCACTCCTCTATCTGCCTCAAGTCGAGGCAGGTTAAGGAACAGAGTGACGGCGCAGCCAGCCT